AGCTTTGAACCAGCTTTGATTTCGTCGTAATATTTAGACTTTTGCCCGTCTAAGTAGGCTTTCGCTTCGGCAACTTGCTCTTTTAAAGCGATTTTCTTTTTTCTAATATCTCTTTCATCATCAACATCCTCATCGTATGAAAAAGTTTCGTCCATTAAAAACCTACGCTCTTCTTCTGTAAGATGAGGTTTAGTTAAACGATAATACTCTTGTAAAGCTAATGAGTTATCCATTTCTGAATAATCTTGATTTAGCCTTACATAATCTTCTAAATCACCACCAGTGTCATTCATAAAGTCAACTAACTTTTGAATATTTTCTGGCAACGGTTCACCTGTAGCCTCAGCTTTAGTAATAGCTTCCTCAACTTCTTCAGCAACAGCTTCTACTTCTTCAGCTATTTCTTCTTCAGTTACTTCTTCAACTACAGGTTGTTCTTGTGCTTCGACTTCCGGCTGTACTTCTTTTTGTTCTTGTACGGGCTCGGTGTTTTCATTGCTTCCAACCACTCTTGCGTCGTCAGCTGTGTCATCTGCAGCTTCTGTTGTTTCTTCTTGGGTTTCATTTTCAATTGGTTTACTTAAATCTACTTTAATAACACTGTCATCGCCAGCACTATTAAATTTAGTTTCATCAACTGTTTCTACAGTTTTTTCTTGTGTAGTTTCGTCAACTACGTTTTCATTATTCTCTTCCATGATAAAATATTATATAATTAATTATTTAGGTTCAAACGCGCCTAAGTCAAATCCACCTCCAAGTATATCATTACCTGAAGACTCAAAGTTTTTAGGTGGTTTGCCTGATTTACGTTGATCTATAAGTTCACTTTGTTGTGAAGCTTGTATTTTAGTTCTTTCGTCTTTACGATCTTCTTTATTGTTCTCTCTAGCCTTTAAATTAGCAGAGTCTATAGATCTTAACTGTAAGTTATATTGGAACTCTTGCTCCATTAACTGAGCTTTTAACGCTGCATCAGCTTGCATTTTTTGAGCATCAAGCTGTGCTTGCATTTGAGCTAGCTGAGCTTCTGCTTGTTTTAACGCTTGTTGTTTTTGTATTTCAAGCTGAGCTTGCGCTTGTTGAGCTTGCGTATTGGCTTGGGCTTGAGCTTGTATGTTTTGCTGTTGCATCATTTGATCTCGCTTCAGCTTTTTACCTCTACGTATTTTAAGTAGTTGGTTTGCTAACTTAATGTTTTTAATATCTCTAAGATCTATAGCGTCTTCAAGATCTATTATTTTCTGCGCTAATGCTTGCTGTATATTGTTTTCAAGTATAGCTTTTTGTTCTTCGTCAGGAGCTAACTCTAAGAATATACCAAAGTCATATAGATGTAACTCTGACATTTCTTGTAGTGTAGCTACGTTGTGAACACCTATGGATTGAATAAACGCTTCTTTAGTTGGTGAGTACTCTATAATATCAGATATTCTAAGCGACAAGCATTCGCAAACTTCAGCTGTTAAAAATAAACCAGAATTTAATATATGTCTTGTGGCAGTATTACTATTAGCTGCAGCTATTTTTTGAACACCGACTAACGCTCTTTCGTCTGGCGTACTACCATCACGCGCTTCATTTAGCCCGGTCACATCACGTATCATCTGCAAGTAATAGTTGTAATTACCTATTAACGCTTGTATTTTGTTACCACCACTACCGCTAGTTATTTCTTGTATAGGTACTTTACCAGGATTCATATCACCTTCTTGTGTAAACGACCTACCAATAACACTACCTGTTTGGAAGAACATGTTTAAAGCTTCTTGCGGATTATAGTTTGTACCATTACCTAAGTCAACCTCAGCTAAACCGTCAGCATCTAAGTAAACGCCATCTGGAACCATGCGTGATAATACCTGTTGTAGCTTTAAGTGTGTAAGCTGTATCATATCAGCAAAGCCAGTGATACGTTTTACTAACGACTGTATTTTACCTTTATACATATGAGGCGCTACAATACTATAGTTCATTTTTACTTTAGTAAAATTACTTTTAGGCCTCATCATATTCTCAGACATCTCCCATTTAAGCAATTTGCTAGTACCTAAAATCAAGGCGCCTTCATATAATGTTTCTATAGATCTTTCAAGTTTTGAAAAGTTACCTTGAGCATCTTCCGGCGGATCAAAGCTATCATCTTTTTGTATAGCCTTCATAGCTCCGCTGCCAGTTTCTTTAACTTTATAAACTTCGTTCATATACGTTTTATAATTGAAATATAAAATCTGAACTTTGTTTTTATCTGTATCTTCGTATCTAGGCCCACTGTTATTGTAGTTTGATCTTTGCGTGTAGCCTGTTTGTTGTATTTCTTCTAAGTCGCTTTGTGTTAAATGTGGAAATTGTTTAACAAGCTCGTTTATAGGTATTGTCTTAACTTCACCTACATAGTATATATCATCAAAGTACGGCGACTCAGTGTAAGAATACACTAAATCTGCTGGATCTACATAGTCTATTACAACACCTTCAGATGTAGTAAAATTTGTTTTTACAGCAGCAATACCTAAAACAGTTATATCGTGATATAAACGTTTTTTAATTAAATCATAATTATTACCTTCAAGCAATACGTTAATCGCTTGCTCTTCTGCTATTTCAACAGCTTGCTTGTATGTTAATTGCATGTGCAGCTCTAGCTCTTCTTGAGTTTCAGGAAGTTTTTCAGGATCATTTTGGTAAAGATTAATACCAAATTCTTGAGCAGCAAAGTCATTCATTTCTTTAGTAGCCATATCACCAAGTACACTTTCCATGTACTGTGTTCTTTTAGCTACACCATAAGGATCTTGTGAATACGCTTTTATATCATAAGCTCTTTCAGCTATACCATTAACAACTATATCTACAAACTTCGGTATAATTGGCACAGGTGTCCAGTCTAAGTTTAAGTAGCTTAAGTCACCATTTATTGATAACTCATCTTTATATTTTTGAACTGACTGCTCACCTCTAGCGTAAAGCCTTAATTTATGAAAATCATTGAAATTAGCTTCGTATCTAGTGTGTCTTCTATCATCAAAAAACCACTCTGTTTCTATTGCTTTAGCAACTTTTAAACCGTAGTCATAGCTAAGCTTTTCAGCATCACTAACTACTTGACTTGGAAAATAACTTTTTATAACAGACTCTGCCATATTTTATTTTATTATTGTAGATGTATATCCTTTATTATCGTATGTTGACATTTTTATATTTAGTTTTGGTTTTTGCCTATTAGCCACTGGTGTATAAAGGTGTCTGTTGCAAGCCATTATAGCTAAACCTGAACTTATAGTTGCATCAAACTTAGTTCTTTTATTTATATCAAATCTACCCCAATCATTTAATGTTTCATTAAAATATATGTTTCCATACATGCCGTCACCTTTATGGCCAACATGCTCTTGTATATACATTTCAATTGCAGCAGCATGAGCTTGTTTAATATCTTCACTAGAGTTTGGTATACCACCTATTTCTTTTTCAGCAACAGATAATTTATTCCAAACTTTATCAGGTCTGTTCATACTAAAACCTCTATAGCCTCTACGCTTTAAATAGTAAAGTAATCTTGGTTTATTGTTTTCTGCAAGTAGTGGCATGCCATAAAACACTAAAGCCATTAGCACGTCTTCAAAAAATATTTCTGCAGTTTGTGGTCTAGCTATATATTCTAGAAACATATGGTTTGGTGGTGCGTCTTCCATTGAAAACTTTGTTAATCCATGTAACGAGCCTTTAGAACCTTTGCCACCAACAGTACCACTAATGTCGTAACTGTCACAACCAAAAGCACCAACATGTTCGTTGCCAGGATATTTAATTCCATTTTTTGTTATTATTTTGTTTTGCAGACTACTTGGCGGCACCCAGCTTACTTTAAACCTACCCTGTGGGTTAGGATAAAATATTACGCTACTGTCTTTAACTCCATTTAACCATTGAAAGCTACCAGTAGTTATAGCATTATCATTGCCAATGCCTTCGTTGTAATCTATCTGTTCGTATATTTTAACTAAATTAAATATACTATTTTTTGCTTCATCTCTAAAAGCGTGCTCTTCAGTTCTAGGAAATTGACGATAAAATTCATTTAAACCATCTTGATCTCCTTTTAATCCGTCAGCCTCATTGTTCCAGTGGTTAATTATACCTACATCAATTAATTCACCGTCGGGTCCGTAAACATCATAATCTGGGTTATTAAATACAGGTTGTCCGTATTGGTCAATAAATCCTTCATAGTTCCATTCCATTGGGATAAACAAAGAATATAAACCAGACTTTGTTTGTCCATTACGGTTTCGGCTTGTAACATCTGAATCATTGTACAGCTTTTTAAAATTATCACCACCTTTGTCAAGAGCATTACTCGTTGACCCCATCATACATTTACCAACTATACGAGCACCTAGCCTTAAACAAGTTTTAGTTACTCGCCAGTTGTTTAGAATATTATCAGGTCTTTCCCACTTACCACTTTCATCGTGAACTAACAAGCTAAGCTTTTCACCGTCATAGCTGTTATCACCTGTGTTTTTCCAATCAATAGTAGTGTCAAGTCCAACCAGCTCTTCCTCTTTTTCGTTCGCCGTAATTTTTCTACGCGTAAACTTACTTGCAGGAACCCTATAAGCAAGTTCACTTTTAGGTCTGTCCATACCGTCTTGTATCGGTTTAAAGAAAAACGGATA